CCTCTTTTATTATTGGTGTTATATTATCAAAGTTAATTGTTTTGATTGTTTTGATTTGATCTTCTTTGTTGCTTACAACAATTTTTTTAGCATTAGCCATTAGTCTATTCTCCTATTTTATCAATAATCTTGTTATATAAATTTGAAACTCTTTCTTGTCTTTTTTCTAGACCTCTTAACTTTTCGTAAGTCCAACCCATTTGAACGTACAATAATTTAGATTTATAATGATCTAGCTTTTGACAAAGTTCATCACTAAAAACGTCAATTTGAGTTAACTCTAAATCTAAGTCTTCTAAAATATTTTGATAATTCATATTTGAAACTCCAGTAATTAATTAACTGTTTCACTCTTTAGAGATCGTCAGATCAAACACACATTTGATTACAGTAACTTTAAGGGGCAATATAAAAATACTGCCCCATGTCTTAATTCTACTCTTCAAATTCTAAAGCTTGTTCGTAACACTCATTACACAAATGCCAATTATATTTGTCTCTATAAGTGCCTTGAGTATTTGTATCGCAACCAACGCATTGATCGTCTTTATATTCTTCGCTTGGCATTATATTTTCCCTCTTGATTGTTGTAACTTTTCCATTTTATCATGTTCAAAATTTACCTCTCGATCATAACAAGAATTACACAAATCCCAACCTATCTTAAAATATCCCCATTGAGTTTGCCCTTTATCATAAAACTTTACATTTTCATTTGTATTACAACTTGCACATGTGTTCCTTGTATACATTTTGATTTATTCTCCATTTGTCAGTTTTTACTGTTTCACTCTTTCGAGATCATCAGTAGGAATACACATTCCTAAACAGTACATTAAAGACGTTAAGTAATTGCCTACCTATTATCTTTAACTTTGGTCAGCTTAATTAAACCTTACGATCTAACCTCTGATTGACACTCTCTATTAGCTTATCTGATATCGCCCTAATTACTGTCTTGCATTACTAGACCATCATGGGGTTTCAGTTCATGTCATGGGTGGCTAACCCTTTATCTTCCTAGCCTTTGACCTCCTAAAAAAAACTTAATAAAAAACTTACCTTTAACTACTACAACTAGATATTAATGTCAAACCCTAATATATTCCTATACTCTTCTATGGTTAACTATAGTTATTAATAGCTTACATATAGTAATAAGATTGGGAGTAACTTTTTCTTGGGAATAAATTAAATTAATTTTAAACCCATTATTTATAAGACGATTAACAAACCCAGATTATTCAGAAAAACGCATTAAAATATTGTTAATGTTAACATTTAGAGGGCATATCGTCTGTGATGTATAGTGGAAGCTAAAAACCCTTAAACTAATAAATATGATATATGATAGCCTATAACCTCCTATACGCTTCTATGGTCTTCTATGGAGCATTAAAGACTATTTCATGGTTTGTTCTATGGTTTACATTCATGGGTTTTGTATGGTAATAAAAATTAAGGGTTAATTTATAGATATTGGAAGATAAATCATGACTAAAAAAACTGATGGCAAAAAACCAAATTTAAAATTGGTAAAGAATGAAAAAGAAATAACCAAGATAATAAAACATAAAGATCAACCATTAACCCAAAAGCAGTTACATTTTGCAGAGTTGGTTTGTGATGGATATACGAATGCTGATGCGTTTAGGAAAGCATATAATCCTAGTGTAACAACAACAGATAAATCAATTCATGAGATGGCATCAAAAACATTTAACAATGACAAGGTTATGAGGAGAGTTAAGGCTATACAGTCCCAAAAAGCAGAAGATCAACGCATGTTAGCACTTAAACGATCAGAGATGATTATGAAAAGATTAGAAGAAGAAGCTACTAACATGGATAATAACAGTTCAAGTAGAATAAGAGCTTTAGAGCTAATGGGTAAAACTACAGATGTTGGATTGTTTACAGATAAAGTAGAGTTAAAGACTGATAACAATAGTTTGACTGCAGAAGAATTAGAAGATCAGCTTAAGGATAAGTTACAAAAGTTAATAGGTAACAATTAGCCTACCTTTTTCTATTTTCGCTAGTCTGTTTACCCCACCTAGTCCCTACTACCCCTATATGTCCAGCCCTGTCCATGCGTACTACAGTTTGTTTTACTCATAAAATTTCATAAATTTCTTAAAATGGTAGGGGGTACCCCTATTTTTTTCAAAGAAATGCCAATTACCCACCCCCTAAATATTAAAAAAACTAAAAAAAAATAATTTAAGGGGTTGCCTACTAGTTATAACTAGTATATTTCTTTTAGTTATACTAGTATAAATAACTAGTTATAACTAGTAAGGTTATAACTAGTAGGGAAAACGGTTTGTCAAATAACGTTATAGAACTAGATAAATACAGAAAACAAAAAGTATTTTCTTCTGACCTTGAAGGAGAGTGTCCTGAGTTAGAAGATCCTGTTATGATAGGTTGGGCATATGATGAAGATGGAGTTAAGTCTTTGCATATTGTTTCTGCTGTTGACACACCTGAGTGCTTATGGATGATTGATCTGGCACAGAAGATAGTTGACAACAGACCTAATGGCAGTGTGAACGACAATGAATGATCTAGTTAGAATATTACAAGACGCATATAAAGATATTGAAAAGTTACCTTTGGATAAGCAGAGGGAGATACTTGATCTTGTAGAGAAGATTGATGAAACTAAAACTAAGGAGAAGGCAAGAAAAGAGTTTCTTCCTTTTGTTCGTGCTATGTGGCCCGGCTTTATACTTGGGAGACATCATAAAACTATGGCAGAAGCTTTTGAGCGTGTAGCCCGGGGTGAATTAAAAAGATTAATAATCAATATGCCACCCAGACACACTAAGTCAGAGTTTGCCAGTTATTTATTTCCTGCATGGTTCTTGGGTATGTACCCAGAAAAGAAAGTTATTCAAACAGCACACACTGCAGAGCTCTCAGTTGGCTTCGGTAGAAAGGTTCGTAACCTGATACAGAACGAAGACTTCCAAAATGTATTTCCCGGCATAGAGTTATCTACAGATAGTAAAGCGGCAGGTAGATGGAACACAAATAAGCGTGGAGATTACTTTGCTATAGGTGTGGGAGGTGCTGTGACAGGTAAAGGTGCGGATATTCTTATAATTGATGATCCACATTCAGAGCAAGAAGCCACAATGGGTGAATATAATCCTGAAGTTTATAACAAAGTTTACGAATGGTACACTTCTGGACCAAGACAAAGACTCCAACCGGGTGGGGCAATCATACTTGTGATGACTAGATGGTCTAAAAGGGACCTGACAGGACAAATTGTTAACAAATCTGTTGAAAGAGAAGGCTCAAATGAGTGGGAAGTGATACAATTACCTGCAATTATGCCGTCAGGCAAGCCGTTATGGCCTGAATTTTGGAGCGGTGCAGAATTAGACGCACTAAAAGCTGAATTACCAGTGGCAAAGTGGAACGCACAGTACCAACAGGACCCTACATCGGAAGAAGGGGCTTTAATCAAGCGTGAGTGGTGGCAGGTGTGGGAGAAAAAAGATATGCCTGCATGTGATGCCTTAATCCAATCATGGGACACAGCCTTCTTAAAAACGCAAAGAGCGGATTATAGCGCTTGCACAACATGGGGAGTCTTTTATCATCCAGATGACGATGGAAATGAAAGACCAAACCTAATTTTACTAGATGCTTACAAAGAAAAGCTAGAATTTCCTGAATTAAAGCGAGCTGCTTATGATAAATACTGGGAATTTGAGCCAGATCAGATGATTGTTGAGGCAAAAGCTGCAGGTTCTCCCTTGATTTTTGAGCTTAGAGCTATGGGAATACCAGTTACAGAGTTTACACCGAGCCGTGGACAGGATAAGATAGCAAGAGTTAATGGTGTTACAGATCTGTTTGCCAGTGGCGTAGTTTGGCACCCACCAACAAGATGGGCAGAAGAAGTTATAGAAGAATGTGCAGCGTTTCCAGCTGGGGACCATGATGACTTGGTTGACTCAACGACTCAAGCGCTGTTAAGATTCAGACAAGGTGGTTGGATTAGAACCACTATGGATGACTGGGATGATGAGCCTAAATACAGAAGACCAGTTGAATATTACTAGGGAATAAAAACATGGCTATTGAAAAAATGATGACTCCAGCTGATTTAAACAAGATGGAAACAGATGAAGAAGAAGTATCAATAGAAATAGTTAATCCTGAAGCTGTATCAGTTGAAACAGAAGACGGTGGAATGGTAATAGATTTTACTGGAGAGCAAGTAGAAGAAATCATTGGTGGTGATTTTGACAGAAACCTTGCTGAAGAGATAGAAGAGGGCGATTTAAATGAAATGGCCAGTGAACTACTAAGTAATTTTCAATCAGACAGACAATCAAGAAGTGAATGGGCAAAGAGTTATGTCAAGGGACTTGATCTTCTTGGAATGAGAATTGAAGAAAGACAACAGCCATGGGCTGGTGCCTCTGGAGTGTTTCATCCAATATTAACAGAATCAATAGTTAGATTTCAAGCACAGGCTATGGGAGAGATATACCCTGCTTCTGGTCCAGTGAGAACTAAGATACTTGGCAAGATGTCTGTAGAAAAAACAGAACAGGCTCTTAGAGTTGAGAATGAAATGAATTATCTTCTTACTGAAGAGATGACAGAGTACCGTGATGAAACGGAACAAATGTTATTTAAACTTCCATTGGCAGGATCTGCTTTCAAAAAAGTTTACTATGACCCAATCATGGAAAGACCATGTGCAATGTTTGTACCTGCAGAAGACTTTGTAGTTTCTTATGGTGCATCTGATCTTATGACATGTGAAAGATACACACATGTAATGAAGAAAACATCAAATGATATAATGAAACTACAGAATAATGGTTTTTATCGTGATATAGAGTTACCAGATCCAGAGCCTGATATGTCAGACATACAGGAAAAATATGATGAATTAGATGGTGAAACAGCCACTATTGAAGATGATGACAGACACACTCTCCTAGAAATGCATGTAGACATGGAGATGCCAGAGCCTTTTAATGAAGAGGATGGCATAGCAAGACCCTATGTAGTCACTATAGATAAATCATCAAAAGAGGTTTTATCAATCAGAAGGAATTACTACGAAGATGACGAAAAGAAAAAGAAGCGACAATACTTTGTCCACTACAGGTATCTCCCCGGGTTGGGCTTTTACGGTACAGGACTTATACACCTCATCGGGGGACTTGCCAAAAGTGCAACCTCAATCCTTAGACAACTTATCGATGCCGGTACGTTGTCGAATTTGCCTGCTGGTCTTAAGGCTAGGGGTCTTCGTATCAAGGGTGATGATTCGCCTCTCATGCCGGGTGAGTTCCGTGACGTTGATGTCCCGGGTGGTGCGATCCGTGATGCTATTACTTTCATTCCTTACAAAGAACCGTCAGCGGTATTGTATCAATTACTTGGAAACATCG